ACAGATATAGATGATTCTAATTCTTCATAATTTTTCCAAATTCCTGTCAGAAATATTTCTGCTTCTAGTTTTGCTAAATCTAGATCTTCCCAGGATGAACCCTCTGATGATGATTGTTGTACAACCACATCTTGTGTATCTTTATGATTGTTTGCTTTAATATTGGCAGCCACATCTAATATTTTATACATTGTAGATAGATCTAAACTATCTTCTACATCTTCTATAGTTTTTATAGATGGATAATATTGCTTCATTGCTACCCTGACACAATCCGAAATTCTTTCAATTGCCTCATAATCATTTTCTGCTTTTTTAATATTATCAAACAGCCTCATGAACTCTCTCATGTATTTAATCTTTAGTGGTGCTATCTCTATTTCATTACCATCAATTAAAATAATGAGTTCTTTATTGTATATGCTACTTGCCATCCTATAAGTATAGCAAAAAGAAAACTGCCCAGGTTTCCCTGAGCAGTCTTTCTATATTAAATTATATTTTAGTAAGTGCGGTCAACGATCTTGCCGTATGAGCCATTGTCGTCTGGAAGCAGACGGAACTCAACGTCAAAAGCAGTTGCAGCGTCACGCTTAGACGATACTGTAACGCTTGTAATCGAAACAGCACGGTAAGCAACGTAAACTCGCTCTACCTGGTCATCTGCTGTTGTTGAACCGATCTTGCTCTGAGGTCCAGGACCGACAGCGATCAGCGAACGCTCTACTGGATAGTCTCCGAGATCACCCGAAAGAATATCAATGTAGGCTCCAGCGTTTGTAGTTGCTGCAGTGGTTGCAGTGGCTGCACCAGTTAAGGATACAGTCTCTGTCCATGCAACAGTACCAGTAGCACCTGCAGAAGAACCGTTCTTCTGAGCGATAGCCAGGAGAAGGTTCTCCAGGGTAGCCTCCGAAAGACTGGTCTTAAGGGTAACTGTCATTCCTGACTTGTAGAGTTTAGCAACGTCCAGAAGTTGGTCTACGTTTACATCTCCGAATGTTGGGTTAAATGTAAGATCAAGACCGTTGCTGGTGTAACCAAGATTTCTAACGGTTGAACCGTAACGCAGAGATAGCGACTCCTTGTACGACTCACCGCTAACTGCAGCAGGAATTGTAGAACTTGTGATAGCCTGTCCGAAGTTGTTAACGAACAGAGCAGCAGCACCAACGATAATGTTGGTATTAGTACCACGTGTATATGCCATATTTTTCACCTCTTTTTCTATATGAAATAGTTGGGCGGTTTCCTCTTAACAAGTATAACTACTATTTATGAATCTATTTGTAATGGGTTATACTCGTACTCAATAATTATTTTATTACCGCCATAGGTTCTGGCAGTTGCAAAGTTTATAACATCTCTGGTTTCTTGAAGTTGATAAACTCTAAAAAAGTGAAAATTAAAATTACTCTTGAAACTTTCTCCTTCAACATCAATGAATCCCTTTTGTCTGCACCAATCATTTAAGTCCTGTGCTGATTCATCTTGGCGATCCATCAATCTCAAAACCTTTTCGGTTATCTTTACCATATTGACAATTGAATTTTCTGCTGTAGCATAAAAATAATATAAAGCCTGTTCTGTCTTGATATGTGGGAATGGTGATTTTCTCATTCTTATCATTTTGTCATAGGTACACATTACTCCACCAGCAGGGAAGTATTCTGTCAAGTCATTAATTGTTGATGGGGTAGATGGGAAAAACGGTACGGCATCAAAGCCTAGATCCTGAAGTTTTTCCTGAAGATAGGCATTGATCCAAAGTATAGGGGTGTTTAGTATCGATACTGTCATTTTATACTCCTAATGTTCCTGCTTTAGCAATCCAGGCAGTTCCAACTTTTCTACCTGCCGATTTTCCGCCACGCTTACCTACAGGTAGGTTAGTGTCAAATTCTTTTGGATTGCTTATATAATCAATGATACCACTAGATTGCAAAAATGCTTGAGTAAAATAACTATTAAAAAACATTTCCAATACGTTTTTAAAACCATCTTTAGCAAATTGCCCACCTGGATTTTTAACAACTACTGCAGATGATGTAAATACGTCTTCTCCATCAACTTCAAAAGCAAGCACATTTGATTTTTTAGGGACTATTGTTACTGGAATCCCTTTTTCCATTACTTCTGCCTTATTATAAAATGGAACATTCGATCCCTCTTGTATAGATTTTGATTGACTAAAAGTATAATTGAAAGATAGTCCAGAACCTACCATGGTATATCCAAGATCAAACAATCTAGCGTCTGGACTTCCAGACTGATACCATTCATAAACATGGGACAGTATTTGTGGATCTACTCTGGCTTGTGCATCTATAAAATTTTTCATTGATTCTATTACCTCTGCACCTAGAGAATTTAGAAATTGTGTTTTTCCAATTTGAACACCTTCTAAAAATCCTTCAGAATATTGCGTAATGTTTGTTAGATCTTTATATAGTTGATTGCTATCAAAGGTTACTGAAATCATAGATCTACCGCCTGGTTATCTGAACGGCGAAGAACTACTTTGTAATATTCAGTAGTTCCAAAAGGACCAACAATTGGATTAAGGGTTGCTACCTCAAATATTGTTGCTTTGCCAGAACGAGGACCAGACGATTCGTTATAAATTATATTTCCTGATGCATCTCTAATATTTGTAATAATAATATTAGTTAAAGAATTGAGATCATCTCTAGTTGATTGAGTAATGTCATATCTGGTTCTTCCAACAATAGAGTTATCAATAGTGATATTGGTATCTGGCATTACATCTTGCTTAAATTTTCTACCTGCAGCGTTAAAGAAACACGCAATTGATCTATCTAGCATCCATGTCTTTTTTAAGTTTCCATATCCACCTTGTTCTATGGATGGATAAAAAATATCTGCCAATAGTGGATAGATAAAATCTGTATTTTCGCAAATAGCCATTATAGAATTCCTGGTTTAATTACATTGCCCTTATATCCATTAAGGATCTTATCTACAATGTTATTTCCAGTACCCTCCAAATATGCTGCTGAGAATTTAATGTCAAACTGATCAGTGCTGTATTGTGTTATAAATCTGTTATAGTATTCGTTTCTATTGCACTTTAAATCTTCAATAAGCATGGTTGCTGCTTGCTCCACATCTGGTGGCACAGCCTTATATCCTACGTCAAGGACGAAGATGTAGTCTGATCCTGATGGGAACGCTACTCCTCCATAGCCAAAGAATCCCAAATCTCCAACACCTACTGGCATAGTTGGTGGTCTTTGTTCTGCTCGATTGTAAATACCAGATTCAACACGCATAATTGCTGAGTTGTCTGGAGAAATAATATATGTATAAGGCCAAGTAGTTTCTGTATCCTCTATGTCATATACAAGAACATTGTTCTCATATACCTTGAGCACTCTTTTTGGATTGTGCCACATTGGAATATAGTCTGCACCCTGACCGACTACCTGCATAATAAGTTTGTGGTTGTAGAATCCTTCACCATTGGCTGAATCATTTCCAAGATATGCATCAATTATTGAACGTGCAATAATTTCCCATCTCTTGTATTCTGTTACTTCGCTTGGTGTTTTTCCCAACATGTTTGGATCAACATATGGTCTGTATACTGAAAGGTTTGAGTCTAAGACTATTTCTCCAGATATATCTGTATCATGGATTCTTATAAAGAACTCACGGTCAAACTGTACTTTTGAACGTGGTAGCGTATAGGTAACTTGAGAGTTACCGTCGGAAGTGACATCTAGTGTCTCATATGAGTGGTCCACCACATCCTCAACATAAATTGTGTATGGATGTTCAGAATCTGGAACATCCCATTTTGTTACGATTGGATATGGTGGAACCCTCAAAATTTCCATTACTTAGCGAACTCCTTGGCAACTTCTTCTGGAGTTGCTAGGCGAACACCGCCAAGAGTGACCCACTTGGCTGCAGCCTCTTCAGTTACAAGATTGTAACCAGTTGCAATAATACCAACTTCATCCCAGTGAATATTGCCATTTGAATAAACGGCTACCTTTGGGGTGGTGTCTTCTTCCTCTTCAACAACTGCACGTTCTACCTTTGGACGTGGCTTGTTCTTTACTGTGGTACTTCCAATTGCTCCAGACTCTAGTGGTGCAACTCCTGGTCCAGTACCTTCCTGAGTTTCGTCTACTGCTGGTGCATCTGCTCCACCTGAGACTACTGTGTTTTTATTTCTTTCGGACATAATGTTCCTCCTTATTTATTTATTATATCATTAAATTGAAAAGAGGCAGGAGCACTTTAAATGCCCCTGCCCCTCTAAATGGTTGCTAATCTTTACGAAGCAGCCTTGACAGCATACGAAACAGCATCCTGCTCTTCCCAGTTAATACCGAAACGAACGAATACAGTGTACTCAATGGTGTCTTTCTTTGCTACGTAGTAGCGGTTGACAGTGATGTCACGCTGGAATCCCCAGATACGGTTAGCAGGGAATGTAAGATCTACATAGTCTGCTGGGTAGAATGGGACCTCCAGAACGTTGATACCGAGAACACGAGTCTGACGTGCTCCGCCGATAGTCTGGTCTACACCACCAAGGTATGAACCACGTGCAGCCTCAGTCGAACCAATAGCCGAGAATACAGTACCGTTGTTCTTAACAATGTTAGCGAATACGTCTGTACCTGCGTAGAACTTCAGTCCACTCTGCAGTGCACGGTAACGGCGTGGCATTGCCAGGATGATCTTCTGCAGATCTGCAGTGGTCCAGTCAGTGCTTACAGCCTTGGTTGGAACTACAGTCTGGTGAGCGAATCCATCAGTCTTTGTACGGTTTACGAAACCGTTCAGAATTCCGAGGAATGCTCCATCACCTGAGTAACCTGTACCGTTAATAGCCAGGTCCTCAATGTCATTTCCGAATGCGTTGGTCATCAGACGAACCAGGTGATCCTCAAGAGCACCACCCTCAATATTGTCCTCTAATGCTTCAGCAGATACTTCCCAGTCAAGACGTAACTTCTTAGTAGTAAGTTCGACCTTGGTAAAGGTAGCACCTGTGTTTTGGAAAGTAGCGTCTCCCTGATTTGCAGCACGGATAACACGCTCTCCAACGTTAACCTTTTCAAGTTCCATGGAGTTTGCTCTCATGGTAACACGGCGACCGTCATTTGCGAGAGTTGTAGCATCCCAAACATAGTCAATAAAGCGATTGGCTTGTTCAGGACGCAGGATTCCAGCACCTGGGTAACCTGGGTTAGATGTGTACGATGGGTTTACACCAATTGTTCCCAACTGGACTCCCTGGTTTGCACCAGCACCCAGAGTGTTGTTTCCGAGATAGTGTGCAGCAGGTGTAGTTACACCACCGATTCCACCAGAGTTAAATGAACCTTCCGCATTTGGATAAGTTGAAGTCCCTGATGGGTTATTTTTGATAATTTCTTCCGACATATATTTCACCTCCCAGTGAATTTTTTATTTATTTGTAATCTATTTCAATAGATCGGTTGTTGTGAGGAAACTACCGCCCCATATTGATTTTTCAACCATTGCTGGTTTTTCCTGAATGATCTCGCCTAGATCACCAGACTTGCGGAAAGCGGTATCTGCTTCTACTGCGTCAATTCGCTTTCCAAGATTGTTGAAATCACCTTCTGCATCTACAATTTTTGCATTTGCTAGGTCTGCCTTCTCTGAGACAATTCCGAGTGACTTCTGTAATTCAGTAATCTGGACACTTTGTGCCTTGACTACCTCAAGGATATCGCTAAAGGCTGATGTAAGAGTGTTCTTTAGGTCAGCAACCATGCTGGTTACCTCATCTGACTTAGCCACTTCTTCTGTTGGTTCCTCTGCAGGAGTCTCTGCGACAGGCTCTGCAGCCTCTTCCGCAACTTCTTCTACAGCAGGTGCCTCAACAGTGGCAT